CGTTCAGTAGGCGACATTTTATCATAGCCTTTATAGAGTTTGCGCAACTGGTCTTCACATCCATACTCACTCTGAAGCAGATGAATACGTCCTTGCTGGAAACCGCTGCGCAATCCAATAGCAACATCGCTATTAAACTGGGAGCTGCCCATAATGGCCTAGATGACCTTGCGAGCATTTTTGTCAGCACAGCGAGATGCGATTTCTTGATTGTTACAGCAGCTGATCGCAGGATATGTTTCGCCTGTTTCTGGGTCATACATATCACGCATCAGCAAGTCAACCAGAGGTAATCCAACGCCTCTACAGTCAACCCCGATATAATCACAGTTGAAGTAGTCGAAATACCGTCGCAGTTTTAGTGCTTGGTCTTGCGCACTCATACCCTCAACGTTCTCTGAATAGACAAAGTTGCTGGTGTAGCGTCCTGATTTATTCTGCAGCATACAGTTCAAGAAGATACTGGTTGCGTCGTTGTCGTTTTTGCGACTGCTCATCAATGCAATATCAGCGGTGAGAATTCGTACTTCGCCATTTTTCTTTTTCGGCACGTCCATAGCAGCTTGATTAAGTAAAAGATTCGGTGCGTAGAACGCCTTTTCAATGACGCGCGTTTTGTTGATGTCATCAAATTGGAATAGTCCACCTTCGGTAGCACCAAGCCACTTGCATTCATTCTCCATTGCAAATGTCAAATCAGAAAAACTGGATTCACTCATTTCGTCCTCTACAGCCTCCTTCAACAGCAAGCCGCTCTTGATTGACATTTGATACGGGAAGGATACGCAGAAATATTTTTTATTAAAGTCGATCATATTTACG